CTTAACCTCAGAGCATACGACTTTGTATCTCAAGAGATAAGAGCAGCAGAAGACCCAGAGTTCGAGACCTTCTACACTAAGAACATTCTTCTTAATGAAGGTATGAGAGCATGGATGTCATCAGTTGACCAACCACATGAGAACTTTGTGTTCCCAGAGGAAGTTTTACCTCGTGGTAACGCACTCTAAATAATATTGTTCGAGATCAAAGACCTCCTATTGTAGGGGGTCTTTTTTTATGCTATACTGAGGGAAATCCGACTTTTCTGACCAGGAAAAGTGGAAAAAATATTTCGGGTATTTTTTCGCTGTAGGGTTTTTTAGATAAATAATAGTGTACACGAGGTTACGAACGATGAAAACTATCGAAGAACACATTCAGTATGACTTAGACCACGTAAACGACCCAACAGTTTCTAGTGCTGCTAGAAGGCATTATAAAACTGAGTTGGTGGAGTTACAAGAGTACGCTGAACACCATAAAGAAGAGATCAAGGCGGGAGACCACCATGACCCAAACGCTCTAGAGCTATTTTGCGATTTACACCCAGATGAACCTGAGTGCTTAGTTTACGATGATTAAATGAACTTTATTGGCATATATGATGACATTTTGACTGCCGATGATTGTAATGTCATAATTCAATATTTTAACAAACATCCCGAAAAGGAAGCGGGACAGATAGGGTATGGTTTTGTCGATCCTGAGTTAAAGGACTCCACAGACGTATATACGCGATTTTCGGAGTCCAGTTTTACTCATAAGATAATCTATGGTGCTCTAGTAAAGGCATTTGGCGAATACGAGAAAGAACATAAAAATTTACAACATACTGACCGATTTTCGTTATTTGACAGTTTCAATATACAACACTATAAACCAAAAGGCGGTTTTAAGTTGTGGCATCATGAAACGACCAATTTTACGAATTATCCAAATCCCCAAACAACTCGTGCCTTGGCATGGAGTATATTTCTAAATAATTGCTCAGATGGAGGAACAATGTTCCTTGAGCAAGGGTTTACCATGGAAGCGATTGTGGGGAGAATCGCACTTTGGCCTGCTGCGTGGACACATGTACACAAAGGGCAAATCTCAGAGATAGAGGAGAAATATATAGCTACTGGATGGTTTAATTACGAAGTACCTCAATGAACTTTACTGTATACTCGAAAGACGGTTGCCCCTTTTGTGACCGTATCAAGCAAGTATTGACACTTGCCAAATTACAACATGTAGTATATGATCTAAACAAGGACTTCAACCGACAAGAGTTTTACGAAGAATTTGGCAATGGGGCAACATTTCCCCAAGTCACATGTAATGGTAAAAAACTCGGTGGTTGTACCGACACAGTACACTACTTAAGAGAGCACAACTTTGTCTAAACAAATCACAGACGATATCTACGAACTTGCTGAAAGAGCAATAGACGTAGCAATAATGGAGAAGAGGTTCCTATTCAAACTATACCCTCTCCTAGAGCACTCTAAAGCGACTAGAAAGGCGACATTAGAGTTCTTGGAGTCAACTACCGCTAAGGCGATAGAAGAGACCGCACACGACCTTGAGGAGTACATCAGGGGAGGTAAAGATTCAGAACATACGCAAATCCGTGAAGCGTACCACTTCCTTAGCAAACCAGAAGCAAGGAAAATTGTAAAATACTTGAGGGGAATTATTGACGATGCCAAAAGATACGAGTGGGATCACCGACCAGGCAGAAGGAAGAGATCCATCGCTAAATAAAGGCATAGAGCTAATGCTCCCACGAAGAAGGAGGACGAAACGAAGTAACGTAGACTTTGATTTGACCCTCCCTTTGTTTAAGTGGAGGTGTCGATTAAGAATTAAATTTGACATCACGGAGAGCAATGGAAACTAACTTAATAATTTGGGTTGCTAGTGTTAGCACCCTATTCGCCTTTGGATTAGGCGGTATAATAGGATGGATATATAGAGGTACCGTTGACCAAAACACATATAAGCGTCAACTAGATAATCTACATCCTGAGTTTTTGGATGGTAATGGAGCATATGTTAATGAAGAACTGCTAGCAGTTAAATTCATGGATGATGAACTACTACTTGACGAAGATGAGGATTGATAGTATACTGATTTGATAAGGTAACATTATTATGGCGAAAAAATTACCAAATGATGCGTTGTTGACTGAAATCATACAACAAGTCTCTTCTGCTAAGACTAAGAAAGAGAAAGTAGAATTATTAACAAAGTACAACAACAATGGACTTAGAGCACTTATGATCATCAATTTTGATGAATCACTCAAGTTCATGCTTCCTGATGGTGAAGTTCCTTTTAAAAGGAATGACGCACCCGCAGGAACTGAGCATACTCGTCTTGACAGTGAGTATAAAGGGTTCTATCGCTTCTTTAAGGGTGGCGATGATACTCTTTCCTCTATGCATAGAGAAAAGTTGTTTATACAACTCCTAGAGGGTCTACAGGAGGCAGAAGCGGATTTATTCGTTCTTGCCTGTAACAAGGATCTTCAATCTAAGTATAGAGTGACCAAAGCGGTTGTATCTGAAGCATTCCCTCAAATTGAGTGGGGTGGTAGAGGGTGACCGTTTGGGAAAAGAACGAAGATGTACCAGAAAAGCAAGATAAGTACAATATCGTCGTTCTAGAGATTGATTGCGATAAGAAAGTCGCTGACAATCCTAAACTTCCTCGTAATTCTTACATTGTCACTTATATGACAGATGGAGTTGAACATCATGATATTATTATTGGTCTCAAGGTCAATATTTTTGATTGTTACTATGATTCCCTAGGTAAGGGTAGTTTACAAAGCAT